AGACAGACTCGCACCCGCCACAGTACGAATAGCCCTAGCCGGATCGCCCCGCCCCATGCCCGCCACATAGCGACTCAAACGCTCCACACGCTCAACCGACCCCGCAGGCACAATCGCATCAGGCGTATAGGCAATACGATACGCAGGCCGCAGGGCCTGATACCAATCCAGAGCACCCTGAGTCATGGCCCCGCCATACGTGTCCACCAGCTGAGACAAAAAGCGCGTCATCTCCTCACGCGCCAGAGGCACGTCAGAAAAATTCAAGCCCTGAAACAACACCGCCAACTGATCCTCAGCACCAGCCAGGACAGCCCGCGCCATGTCATCATACGCCTCCACCTCAGCCAGCGACGTCATGCCGTACCGGCCTCACCGCGAGCGCCACGCAGAATCGCGTCAAGATTATCCCGGCCCCGGCTCTGCTCCACCTGGGCACGAATACGCGCGATCTGCTGACGCGTATACCCCAGCTCCTCCAGGGCCACATCAGTTTTGCCAAGCTCCGGGATAGCCTGAATCTGCTTGATCATGGCGTCAGACTGGGACACGATAGACGGGCGGGCGGGGTTGCGCCAGTGCGTCGAAATACGCGCCGCATCATCAGGCAGCCAGCCATCACGCAGCATAATGACGTTGCGATACACACGGTTAAGTGCATAGCTGTTCGCGTCGTTAAAGTCGGAGGCCTCAGTCACCAGCTCCTCACGCGCCGCATAAATAGCATCAGCGGACGAGGGGTTATCCTGCACAATACCCAGCGAGCCGACCGGTAGGGACAACGCCCCAGCCAGCTCCTGCGCCAGCTCACGCAGCTGATCCACATACGGCTGCATGGATTGCTGTGGGATTGTATCCACCTCGGGAATATCCCCATCCTCGTCACGCGACAGGCCCTTAACAGACCCAAGCTGCCAGCTCCAAGAGCGCTTAATCTGGTCAAAGGTAGTCTCATCCACGCCACGCAGTAGCAGGCCTGGTGCGGTAAACAGTTCAGACGACAGGTCCATACGCATGGACGCGCGCACAGCGCGGTCCACAATCGATAGAACGCCATCAGTCAGACGCGAGCGCCCCAGCGGCCTATCCAGGTTGCCGCGATACACCAGCGCCTCCATGGGGGTACGCCCCAGAAGGTGCTCAACATGCCCAGTCACAAACCAACCCTGAGAGCCAAGCGGAGCCATACTCACCATGACCTGCGGGGTGAGCAGGATAAGCTCAGTGGGCCGGCCAAGATAGTCAACATCATTGATCAAGAGCCCGGCGCTAATGCCACGGCGGCGGCGATCCCACAGGGCAGCCGCCGTCATGGCTGAATAGGGCAGCACCAGTACAGGAGGGTCACCAGCCGACACGTCACCCGGCAGAGTAGCCAAGAAAGCCACCCCATGGGTAGCGGCGCTCGCGATAGCCTGGCCGATCTCCGTCGCAAAGCGATTTTCTTCCAAAATCGAGGAAAGCCCGTAAGGATCCTCGGACCCGTCAGGCGCAACCACGCCATCCCAGTGACACCGGGACGTCAACGAAAACACCGCTTTTTCTGGCCACGTAGACACAATATGTAAGTCACGGGCAATTTCGCGCGGAAGCGCAATATTTAACGACTCTACAAAAACTTTACAATCTAAATACGACTGCCGACGCGCGTTACCCGGGTACCTGGCCTGCCAGGTGTTGACCAACTCCCCCAGCGTCGCCTGTAGATCGTCGGGCAGGCCAGCCACACTAGGTGCAGTAAATAATTGTGGGCCCATGCCCGCGATAAGCCGCAAATCTGCGTTAGTGCTCATACCAGAGCCTCCTGCCTACGATTAGGGCGACGGCGCGTAGTCCGCGCCATCCAAAGCGCGACGCTTACCGCTTCCAGTGGCACCTCGTCACCCTCCCCCGCTGTCGAATGCCAACCCCAGGCACCGTCCGCCGTACGAATCTTTTTGTCTGATACCCCCACAGACGCATCCAGGGGGTCACTAGCCGCATTATACCCGCCAGGGTGCGAAACCGTACGGCCCCGCACGGCATTCAAGAAACCACTGCAGGCGGTGAAATACTCCTGGTTATCCAGGACGCGCAGATAATTACGCGGCGGCCGCATAGCGCGCAAATCCTGCTGCAAAGCCAATGCGCCCGACCTGCCCGAGACACCAACCGCCGAATAGCGGTTACGGCGCTCATACAGCCAGTCTGCGAGCGCCGCGCTACTCATAGTCGAAAAATCGCCGTTATCCAGGCCGATCAGTTCCACATGCGACACGCCGGACTTGCGGTCATGGAGCGCGCCAGCCACAGCCACGCGCCGCCCGTCCTTCGAAAAAGCCACGCCCAGCGCGCGCACTGCCTTGTCACTGGTCAGCTCAGGAGGCAACTCAGTAACCCCAGTCGCCTCCCAATCATCCAAACCAATCAGGCGGCGGGTAGCATCATCCGACGCCCACCAGCCCAAGCGCTCACGCGCAAAACCATCATCCGAATAGCGCTTACGCTCAGCCTCAATGACCTCCAGCCGCAAACGGCCCGACATGACCGCAGGGTTAGTGCGCACCCACAGGTCAGGGTCATCCAAATCGACATCAGTCAGTGAACGCGGCTGGCCAGGCGGGGACCACTCGTCCCAGCAGGTACGCGACGACTCACCAGACAGCGCGTCACGGCGTGTACGGGAAAACACCTCGCCCTCAGCAGACGGGCCAGGCGGAGTACCAGTATAGATCCACTGGGGGTCACCCAGCGGCGCCGCCGACGTAGTAGGCAAAAGAGCCTCCAACGCCTCATCCGTCAGCTGCTGGGCCTCATCCATGACTAGAATGTCCACAGTGAAGCCGCGCGTGCTGTTTTTTGACCTAGCCGCAATCTCGATAGACCCACCGTTTTTGAGATAGATCCCCTCCTGCCCATTCACATTGCGGACAGTCTCTACAAGCGCGTTCAGCTCAGGGAATTTCGCGCCTGGGTCGCCCGCCTTCTGACCAAAAAAATATTTTAGGCGGCGGAAATGTTTTTGGGCTGTCTTAACTTCGTGGGCTGTATGCAGGATCTGCTCACCCCGGCCAATCGCGCCAAACAGCTCACGAATCTCAAGCGCGGCGTTCTTGCCGTTCTGACGCGGCACGGCCAGACCGCATGTCATGTGGGCCCAGTGATCGCCCGCTGTTGCCAGCCAGTTATCCAGCACCCACGCCTGCCAGGGGTCAGGGGTCAGATCATAGTCAGCCGCGAGAGACACAGCAAGGTCCCCCAGCGAGTCAATCGCGAGGGACGATACCGTTACCACAGGGAGCTGAGAGGCTTCCAGCGCCTCCTGGCTAGGACGCACGAGTGTCACGCTTACGCAGCCTCGACTGGAAAATAGAAACCGCCGTTGCTCCGTTCCCATCGTCGGTGGGGGAGGGGTCAGAAGTGGCAGCGCTGGGGTTCTCTAGCTCATACAAATCCTTGGAAAAACGGTTAATTGTATTCAGGAGAGGCGACACCGCGTCAGGCTTGACCTGCCCGACAGTCTCCCAGGCAACCACCAAGAGCTGACGCAGCTCAGACGCGCGGTTATGCTTTTCCACCATGTCAGATCAACCCCACCGCGTCAGTAGGGAGTATCTCCTTAATACCAGAGGCCAGCATGTTGACAGCCATCATGTCGGTAACCTCCACGCCGGGCGCAATATAGGCACGCACCGCGCCATCAATGGCACGATTACGGTTAACCACTGTGACCTGCTTGGGAGTGCGCAGGTAGAGGCGCGCCTTACGTTTGCGGTCCTCCAGGTATTCCGCCCGGTGCAGGCAGTGGGTGCGGTATACGCGGTCATACTGCCCCACAAACGGCTGGAACACGCGGCGCAACATGTCGCGATCTGGGAAGATCACAACGCTGTGCTCAAAATCGGGGGTCTCGCTGAGCATTTCGAGTAGGTCAATATCGGGCATACGCTCATTGTAGCAGGGCGCGGTAGTCTTAGCGCTAGTGGTTTAGCGCCATAGATAGTTGAATCTTAAACCGGGGAGGTATTT